CCTTCCGGTGAATCTCCCCTGGGAACAGCCGGGACGGGACCGGAACCGTCTGAAAGGACTCCAGGGCCGTCGGACGGACTCTGGGATGGCGCCGAATGGCTCCGACAATTGCGCGATGTGCCCGAGGATGCGACGTGGCCGCGGTACATGTCGGCGCCACACCCCAGCGCGGTCGGTTCGTGGGGCGACGAATATGCGAAATGGGTCGCCGATCGGCTCGGGGACAGCCTGCTCTGGTGGCAGCACCTGGTCGCGACCCGCGTCCTCGAACATGACGGCGCCGGCCGGCTGGTCTGGTCGACGTGGCTGGTGTCCACCGCCCGCCAGGTCGGGAAATCGTGGCAGTTGCGGGGCCTTGCCGCGTGGCGGATCGAGCAGGCGGCCCGGTTCGGCGAACCGCAGATCGTCCTGCACACCGGGAAGGATCTTCCGGTCTGCCGGTATGTGCAGCGACCCGCGCGCGCGTGGGCGCGGCGCCACAAGGCGGAGGGTTACAACGCCGCGGAAGGCAACGGCCGCGAAGCGGTCATGACACCGGACGGTTCCGAATGGCTCGTGCGCGGCCGGGACAGCGTCTACGGCTACAGCGTCAGCATGGGCCTCGTCGACGAGGCGTGGGACGTCGCACCCGAGATCGTGGACGACGGCCTCGAACCGACGATGGTTTCGCGGGCCTGCCCGCAGCTCGGTTTGCTGTCGACCGCGCACCGTTCCGCCACGTCGCTGTTCCCGAAACGGCGGGCGGTCGCGATCGGCCAGATCCGCGAGCCGGACGACACACTGATCTTGGAATGGTCGGCGCGCCCCGACGCCGAGCTCGACGACCGGACCCAGTGGCGGGCCGCGAGCCCGCGATGGAACGGGCAGCGGGAACGGGCGGTCGCGGCCGCGCTCGAGCGGGCGCGCCTGTCCGGTAGCCCCGACCCCTTGGAGGCGGACCCGCTCGAATCGTTCCGGGCGCAATGGCTCAACATTTGGCCGGCCCGCTCCACAAGAACGACGTTGCGTGATTCGCCGCTGGTGGAACCGGCCGTCTGGACGGCGCTCGCGGACGTGACCATCGGCCGGCCGGACCGGCTCACGGTCGCGGTCGATGACCGCGCCGGACGTGGCGGCGCGGCCGCCGCCGCCGGCCTCCTACCGGGCGGCCGCGTCCTCACCTGGGGTGTGCTGCACCGGTCGCGGCGCGCCGCCTTGGCGTGGGCAGAAATGCTGCAGCCGGCCGTCCTGCTGATCGGCCCCGCGTTGAAAGCCGACGTCCCGGCCGGGACCGTCGTCACCGCCGCCGACAGCGCCGCCGCCCTCGCGAAACTGCGCGGCCTCATCACCGAACGACATTTGGTCCACGACGGCGGCACCGAACTGACCGCCCAAATCTTGGGCATGCGGGTCGCGGAACGGCCCGGCGGTCTCGTGCCATCCACGCCCGGCGCCTCCGACCTCGCCCGCTGCGCAGCATGGGCCGCGTGGCATGTCGCCGCGGTACCGGCCCCCCAACCTGGATGGGCGGTGGTATGAAACTCCGGAACCTGTTCCGTGCCTCGACCGCGGTACCGGACGGGCCCCGTCCGTCGATGACGTTGTGGTGGGATCCGGGCGGGGTCCGGCCGCCCGTGAGCTGGTGGCCGGCGTCGGGCGAATTCCAAACCCATTGGGACATGGATCTCGTGGACGCCATGGCGGTCCCCGGCTACTGGCGGGCCCGGCTTCTCATCTCCCAGGCGATCGGTGGGATGCCGCTCGGTTCGTGGCAGTCGCTCGTCAAGGACGACCCGACCCCGCCGGTGCTGGTGGCACCGAACCCGGATGAGGATCGGTGCGCGACGGTCGCGGCGTGGGTCGCGGACCTGTTGGATCACGGCAACGCGGTCGGCATCATCGACGGTTGGGCCCGCGACGGGACCGCCGCCAGCAGTGTGACGCCGTGGCCCGCCCGCGACACCGCCGTCGTCCGTACCGACGGCCGGATCGTCTACCGGTTCGCGTGTGACGGCCAGATCGTGTCCGAGCTGCCGGCCGCGCAGGTGTTCCACGCCAAAGGTGTCCTGCCGTATCCGGGCGCGTTACGGGGCCTCGGCATCCTGGAAGCAGGCATGAGCACGGTCGCCCGGGTCGCCGCCCAAGACCGCTACGCCACCAACGCATTCGCGACCGGCACGCCATCGGGCCTGTTACGCGTGAAAGACCCCGACCTACAGGCCGGGTCGCCGGACGACCCGGCCGGGTATGCGACCGCGCACGGCATCAAGAAAACGTGGCAGGAGAACATCGCGACCGGCGACATCGCGGTGCTGTCCGACCTCGTCGATTTCACGCCACTGGGGTGGACGCCGACCGACGCGCAGATGATCGAAGCCCGCCAGATGAGCATTGTGGATATCGCCAACCTGTTCGCCTTGGATCCCTACTGGCTCGGGAGTGCACAAACCTCCGCGCCGTACCAGAACGTGCAGGACGCGGCGGTGCAGCTCGTCAGGTTCGCGTTGGCGCCGTGGATCACTGCGCTCGAAACGCAGTTCTCACGGTTGTTGACGCGAGGCCACGAGGCGCGTTTCAACCGCGACAGTCTGCTCCGCGACCAACAGAGCGTGCGGGTTCAGACCGAGATCGCGCTGGTGAACGCGGGGATCGTCACCGTCGACGAGGTACGGGCCTGGGAAGGACTCTTGCCGCTCGAAGGCCTCACGCTCGAAGAGGGGCCGGGGAATGCGACGGTGACGGTGCTGTCTCCGGCCACGTCCGACACGGACACGAACGAACCCGCGATCGGGGGTTGAGCATGGAGTACCGGACATTCGTGGAACCGCTCGAGATGCGGTCCGCGTCGCAGCGGGTGATCTGCGGCCGTGTCGTCCCCTACCGCCACGACCAATACATTCACGAGCAACTGACGGAACGGTTCGAGCGCGGCGCGTTCAATCACCAGTTGCGGTCCCCGAACCGGGTCCTGTTCCGCCACCTCCACTCCAACGACCCGAGCGGCACACATATCGGCCACGGGATCCTGCTGCGCGACGAGGAGCAAGGCCTCTACGGCGAGTTCAAAGTGGCGGCGTCGACGATCGGTGACCACTACCTGCAGATGGCCCGCGAAGGCATGCTCCGCCAATGGTCGATCGGGTTCATCCCCGACAAGGAACGCCGCGACGGCACCACCGCCGTCTACACGCGCGCCAACCTGTTCGAGCTCGCGCTCGTGCCGGAAGGCGCGTACGGCGACCTCGCGTCCGTGGCCGCGGTCCGTGTGAAGGTTCCGCCCATGGCCCGCGACACCCTCTTGGCGAAACTTCCCGCCGCCCGCCTCCCGCTATAGAGTCCGTTCTAGAGGCAGACGACACCCTCGGCCGGCACCCCCACCGCGGTGGGCACCCCGACGAGCACCCCGCACACCTCACGAGCATTCTTGAAATTGCCGTGAAACCGGGAGCGTGACTGTCGTGAACCTTTACCTGGAACGGTTGGAGACGCGCCGTGAAGAACTGCGGGCCGATGCCGAAACGATCCTGACCGTCGCCGCCCAAGAGAACCGGGACGTCACCGACCCGGAACGGGCGTCGGTCGAAGGCATGTACCGCGAGATCGCCGACCTCGACGGCCGCCTCGAACCGTTACACCAAGCCGAGCTGCGCAACGCCGCCCACGAAAAATCGGTCGCCGAACTCACCAAGTCGGTCGCGGCCCGCCGCAACGAACCGTCGCCGTCCGGTCAGCTCGAACGGTACCGGGGGAACGTCGGCTCCTACCTGGCCGACTGGGGCAACCAACAACGCGACCCGCAAGCCGCGCAACGGGTCGCGCGCGCGCAGGCCGAATGGCGGGTCGTCGCCGACCAGAAACTGGCCGACAACCCGGGGATCGTGCCGGTCCCGATCGTCGGCGACGTGGTCGGTACCCTGCCGACCGCCCGTCCGTTCATAGATTCGGTGACGGCCCGGACGATGCCGGCCGGCGGGTCGACGTTCAACCGGCCCAAGATCACCCAACACACCACGGTCGGTGTGCAGGCGACAGAGAAGACGCAGCTGTCATCCCAGAAACTGACGATCTCCAGCGTGCCGGTGACGAAGAAAACGTTCGGTGGGACGCTCGACATTTCGTTCCAGGACCGGGACTGGACCGACCCCGCCATCCTCGCGATCGCGGTCGCGGACCTCGCCGCCGTCTACGCCCAAGAGACCGACAACAACGCCGCGGACTCGATGGTGGCCGCGACGACCGGAACGTTCGTGCTCATCGACGCGCCCGCCGACGGCGCCGTCCGTAGCGCGGTCATGACCGCGTCGTCGCAGATCCTCGCGAACACGAAGATGTATCCCGACACGATCTGGATGTCGCCCGACGAGTACGCGAAATATGCGGCGATGGTCAACACCGCCGGCGGGAATGTCTCGTTCCCCGGCCTGCAAGACGCGGCCGGGTTCGGCGGCTCGATGATGGGCCTGAAGGTCGTCGTCGACGGCAACTTCGTCGCGAAAACGATGATCGTCGGCGTGTCGTCCCTCGTGGAGCATTACGAGACGGTCGGCGGTCTGCTGTCTGTCACCGAACCGACGATCCTCGGCTACACGATCGCCTACTACGGGTACGTCGCCGACCTGTTGGCCGATGTCGGTGGCGCCCTGAAACGGTCCGCGACATGACCGTCACCGAACCCGAACCCACCGAACCGCCGGAACCCGAACCGGAACCGGAACTCCTCGAGGAAGAACCGGTGGACGAGGGGACGGTGTGTGAGGTGTGCGGCCGTAAGGGCCGCGCCGAAGGCCACCACTAGTGGCGTATCAGCCCGCGGCCGGTTTCCCTGATCTGGCGACGATCCGCGTCGAGATCGGGGTGCCGGCCACGGTCCTCACCGACGAGCAGCTCGACGTGATCGCCGAATCGGAACAAGACGGTGTGACCGAGCAGTACGCGTGGACCGAGATCGATCTACCCGCCCGCCTCTACCAAGTGTTCGTCCGGTCGGTGGCCCGCACCATCGCGGCCCGCGGCCTCCCGTTGGGGATGGTCGGCACCGACAGCGAATACGGGGTGGCGCGGTTGACGACCCGCGATTCGGAGATCGTCCGGCTCGGCGGCCAGTACCGGAAACGGACGTTCGCGTGACGGTCCGGACCGACATCGTCGACGCCCTCAAAACGGTCCCCGAACTCACGCCGACCGGCACGATGCCCGACGTGATCGCGGCCGGGACGGCGTGGCCCGAATGGGCGGGCAACGAACCGCGCACGGCATGCGGGCAGCTCACGACTTGGTATGTGTATGCCGCGCTGCCGGCCGGGAACCTCGCTTCCACGGTGGAAGCCGGCGACGATTTCCGCGACGCGATCTGGAATGCTCTCGCGATGGTCGCCAAGGTAGTCCGCTCCGAACCGTGGCGGATCCCGATCGAACCGGGACAACAGGGGATCCCTGTCGTCCGTTACACCCTGGAGGTATAGGCCATGGCCGTGAAGGTGGTCCGGTTCGGTCCGGGAACGTTCACGCTCGGCACGGCGCCCGGCACCGACTATTCGTGCCAGGCCCAAAGTCTCGGGCTGATCGTCAACAAAGACGAAGGCGACCAGATCGTGACGTTGTGCGGCGACTCCGTCCCCGGCTCCATCTCGTATGACTACAGCCTGGAAGGCACCGTCCTGCAGGACTACACCGAGGCGACCGGCCTCGTGCAGTTCACGTGGGCGAACAAAGGCCAACCGGTCCCGTTCTCGTTCGAGCCGTCCACCGCCGCGGGCGCGGCGGTGGCGGGGACCGTGATCATCGACCCGCTCTCGATCGGTACCGCGGACGGCGCCGTCGGTGATGTCCTCACGTCCGATTTCGCGTGGGCGTGCGTCGGGGAACCCGTACCGACGTGGCCGGCACCATAACCGCCGCCCAGCTGAAGGCCGGTTTGGCGGGTATCGCGGCCGGCCTGCAGGACCTGGAAGACGCGGCGGATGATGCGGCGGCGACCGTTGTCGCCCGGGCCCGCCGCCTCGCGCCGGTCGCGACGGGCCGCCTCGCCCAATCGATCCGGGGCGACCACACCGGGTCGACCGCGACGGCCGGTACCTCGGTCCGGTACGGGCTCCCGGTCCATTTCGGGGTCCCGTCCCGCTCCCAACGGCCCCGGCCGTTCCTGTTCCAGGCGGTCGACGCAGAAACGAAATCGATCGTCGCCGCCTACACGAAAGACGTCGATCGTCTCATCGGCGAGAAGGTGTGACCGTGGACGACACGAACAAGGTTCGGATGATTGCGCCGTATCTGACGGTGCTGATGGATGACGGCGCGGTCTATGAGATCCAAGCCAACAATTTCGACATGCTGCAGTACGAACGGAACGCCCGCAAGAAAGGTTGGCCGGGCCCGCAGGACGCGCAGATCGAATGGATGACCTACCTCGCGTGGCACGGACTCACCCGCGAAGCACAGATCCCGAAAGACACCGCCTACGACGATTTCGTGGGCCGGTGCGTGTCGATCGACCCGCGGACGGTGGGCGTGGACCCTACCCGGCCGGAACTCGAGGCCGGCTGATCGTGGAGCTCGCGGTCGCGACCAACATTCCGCCCGCCCAATGGGCCGGTGAGGACGACGCGACGATCGTGACCGCCCTGGCCGTGTTGGCCGAACAGGCGGACCGGGCCCGCCGCCGTGGCTAACAAAGCGACGCTCACGATCGATATCGCCGCCAATACGGCGGCCGCGACCGCGAACCTGAAATCGACCGAGGCGGCGGTCAAGGCGTACGGCGACGCGGCGGACACGGCCGCGAAAAAGACACGGGACGTGTCGGGCGGGATCGAAACGGTCGGTGGTGTCGCC